AAAGCTCTCCAGAAAGAACTCGGCTACAAGGGACTCGAGCTAGAGGCATAAGTAAGCTACAGGGAAGCCGGGATGAACTCCCGGCCTTCCCGTGCTTGACTTAGAAGTAAGCGATGATGTCCTCGTCGTTCTGACTGATGACTCGAGTCGTTCTCTTGCAGCTCAAGTAGTTCGCCTCACTGATGAGCATCGTGCCATCATCGTAGACTTCTTCGATGTAGGCAACGTGCCAGACAGGACCTTCACTGAGGATGACGATCAGGCCTTCTGTGGGGCTGAGCCACTCATACGCCGTGAGAGACGTCTTGCCTTGCGCAACTCTCTTCGGTGTTCCGAGGATCTCTGTGATGCCTCGTTTGTACTTGACGTAGGAGAGACAGCTGCAAGGATTGAACGAGCCAACGGGCTTTGGAGGGAGGACCGACATGACTTGCACATTGCTGTAGACGAACTGCTGACTCAATGTGTCCCCGTTCATGACAGGTCCCGGAGCTTGGGCCTTCGCGGGTGCTGCGAAGTATGTCACTACCAGAAGGACGGCGAGACAGCGAAGTAGCGTACTAATGTATTACTTCCCTGCGTACGGTTGAGAAGCATCTCCTTTGTTGCTGAAGTAGAAGACAAAGGCCATGCTCGCTAACTGTACAAAGTCCTTCGGTTCAAGCTTGCCCCATAGGAATGCAGCACAAGCTGTGACCGCGAGGAGCAGGAAAACTAGTTTGCTGGCTGACTGAAGGAACGTCATAGTATAGTATAATTACAACGACCTGTAAAGGTTACTGCATTGCTGCTTCGATCTCTTTCTGCTTGTCGGGGAGGCGAGCATTGAGGTAGTCCTCAAGACTCTTTCCCGTCCAGTACGTGACTCCTGCCTCATCATGATATCCCTCGAGGGCCTGTAGCTTCCGAACTTGTTTGGCTGTCATGGGTGTGGTGTTGATGTTATCGTAGTACACGAGCTTCATGGCAGAGACGATCGACTCAGTCTCTTTCATGAAGGGGCTATACGTATCGAAGTACTTGTAGAGGTCATCGACATCATAGAGAGAGATCGAATGACCTGGGATCGTGATCTGGATCGGAGCATGCCTGAGCTCATGGGCCAGAGCATCTTTCGAGAGGTCAGTCAAGAACTCATAGCGAGTCTGGTACTTGACTGCCTGGGCGTAGACCTCTTTTGGGATCGGGGCATAGTACGTATCCCATGTGAACTTCTTCGGTGCAGCCCACTGGAACTCTTGAGGACAACCGTAGGCACGGAATGCATCAGCGACTCTCCAGAGGTAGTTCCCTTCCTGTGTCGTCCCAGAGACTTTGGCCAAGAACCGATCAGACAGGTTCACGTCCTTGCCTGCAAAGATCAACTGAGTCTCAATCGTGTTGTTGTGAGCGAACGAAACGCAGCCCATCGTGTCAACGTGAGTCTGCTTATCGTACTGAAGCTCGCCCTTAGGGAGGTACTCTTTCCAGTTGCCTGTGGGGTTCCGATCCTCCCATGGGATCGTTCCACCTAGCCAGTCTGTATCTCTTCGTCCTTCAATGACTCCGTAGTTCATGTTAGCGTTTGATGATTACACCGAGAAGAAGTAAGATGACCGAAGACAGAGTCCCAGCAAAGGCCCAATAGAACTTCTGAAGCTGATCCTTCACTGCCTTCATCATGTCCTCTTCATCACTGATGTGCTGAGTCAGCATCTGTTTGATCCAAGCCACATCTGATCCCAGTTGTGTAAGTCTGTGTTCCACGTCGATCTTGTAGCCATTACCGTTGTCCTCCATTGTCCTTGAGCATGTCGAGGCCCTTGATGATCGGCAGTGCAGCAAGCATGCCAGCATCCTTCAGGATCTTCGATGCCATTGAGCGTTGAGCTTGAGTACCTGTGTAGAAGACTCTTACGATGCCCGGGATGATCTCTTTCGATGAACCGATCTCATAGTTGCTAAGCCCAAGTTCCTTTGTCAGGAGAGGTCCATAGCCAGGTGAGAGGATCTGCTTGACCCCTTCTTTGAACTTGTCTGTCAAGGTGTGGCCGATCTCATGGAAGAGAGTACCGAGCCCAGTCTCCTTGTCGATGGCGATTGTACCTGGCTTGCCATCGAGGCCGAACTCATAACCAAGGAAGCCACCGTTGTGGAATGCACCTTGCTTCGTTCCCCAGACACCGCCGACATCTCCCTGTGCTTTCCCGAAGATCTGTTGGGTGACTGCTTCTCGTCCTGCATCAGAGTTGAGGTCACCGATGATGACATTATAGTTGCCCTTGTGCTTCTCAGCTAAGTTCTGGAGAGCTGCGGAGACTTTCTCTTGAGTCATGAGAGCTCCTGCTTTACCACGTGCCTCATTGCCGACCGGCTCAGTAAGAGTCCATTCGACTCCACCACGGCTCATCGAACCAAGTGGAACATCGGTCCTCTTGATATGCCCAAGTCGTTCAAGGGCGCTGAGGGTTGACTCCGAGATCTTGACGTCCCCTGCTTTGGCAGAGACATCACCACCCATCCACTTCATCGTGCTCTTGTTCTCCCAAGAGTAACCAGTCGCCTTCCCTGCAGACTTGATCGCGTCAAGGGCTTTCTGTTGGGCTTCAGTCAGTCCCTTCATCGAGTTCCCTCCACCCCACCTCTTGGGATCCCAGAACGGATCAATGGACTGATCATACTCCTTCATCGCCTTGTTCAGGAGAGACGTTGCTTCACGCTTGGTGAGCTCACCACTTCGTTGAATGTCTGCAACAGACGTGTCATAGAACCCCCTCTGTGCATTGCCGACGATCCGAACTGCATCTTCATCACCGCCGACGACATCTGAGAGGATCTTTGTGTCGATCATGCTCTTCGGGAGCTTCACTCCCCTCATCATATTCCCTTCTTGCTGTGAATTCATCCACTTGATTGCTTCATCTGGTGAGGCATCAGGGTTCTTAGCGAAGAAGTCATCGAACATCTCTTTGGCAGAGAGTTTCTCGATCGGCCCACGAGCCCCAGAACGGAACTCAGATTCAACAAGGCGATCTTCAGGTGAGAGCCCCTGTTCTGTTGGATATCGACGTGGATCTTGCTTTGTTTCGACTGGGTGTCCCTTCTGTGCCAACCTCTTGTTGATCGCCTGCAGTGCGAAGTCCATTGCAGCTCCGACTCCATAACCAAGGGCACCTGCTCCCAAGATCTGCTTTGTGGATCCTTCTTGCATCGCTGCAGCAGAGCCAGCTGCTGTCCCAGCAATGGGACCAGACCAGCCCAGGGCACGAGTAGCACCTCCAAAGCCAGGGCTCATACCACCGAGGACGGCAGAACCCATAGTACCGACAGCACCGAGTCCTTGCTTGTTCGATGGGATGTATGAGGTGTCACCAGCAGTCTGACCCATGCCCTGGCTGAGCTTCTGGATCCGAGCCATGAGGTCAGCTTTCTGTGGGCTGTTGTTCGGGAGAGCTGATGCCCTCTGCTGGAGGATCTTCATCGTCTGGGCATCGGCAACGACTGTGTCCTGCTTGTTCTGGGCGATCTGTGGAGCCATCGCTGTGTCAGCCATGATCCCAGCTGCTTTGTTGTATGGGGCGATCAAGAAGTTCCCGACGCCTTTGACGGCGGAGATGAATGAGTTCGCGACCTGTTGTGTAGTATTGCCGAAGTTCATTTCTTCATGATTATGTTAGCTGCCTTGCTCTTGTCCATCGACTTGCCCATCAGGAAGTCGAAGGCCTTAGCAAGAATGTTTGAAGCTGAGGGATTCCCAAGGATCTGCAGCTGCTCAAGCAAGTTCGTCTGCCGAGGGTCCTTGACGACTTCCATAGCGAACTTCGCAAGTGTAGACTCCTTGACCAAGTCAATGCCTGTGATCTTCTTGACGGTCTTGAAGAGATCCTTCGTACCTCCATCGGCTGGGCTGAAGATCTTCTTCATCAAGCTACCTCCCTTAGATCCTTCATAGCCAAGGGCCTTGTTGAGCTGGTCACGGACATCAACGATACGAGAGTAGTCAGCATTCGCGTTGGTGTAAGTCATCGAGCCAGTAGCTTCATCAACTGCAGACTTCAGTGTACCATTGAGCTCACCTGTGACTTGCTTGACGACCCCTTCGACTGCACCGTTGACAGGAGTGGCAACATTCTGCTTGGTCTTGTAGACCAGATCCTGAATCGAGTCAACGACATCATCGACTTGTACAGTCGTCGATGCATCATCAAGCTTGTTGAGCTGAGCATAGATCTTGCGGATCAAGCCGAGGTCAGAAGGATCGAGGGCAACCTTGCTGAACCGACCTGCAGCATCAGCGACATTGCCTGCATCGTCGATCGTAGTACCCGTCCTCTCTTCAAGCATCTTGAGGAACTTGGCACTAGCTCCTCCTGCTTCAGGCACCTTGACCGTCGCAGCTTGTGAGAGAGCATCTCTCTTTGCTTCTCCGATGATCTTCAGGCGACTGTTGAGGTCAGCAACGGCATCCTCTCCCTTCTTGCCAGCCATCTCCAACGGAGTCTCTTCGGAGTAATCAGCTGCAGCCCGCTTGGCCTGCTTGAGGTACTCATCGTAGTCTTGCTTGATCTGGCCAACAGCTTTCTTTGAGACCATAGCATTGCCACCCTGGGTGTCACCACCACTCTGAAGCATGTTCTTCGTGCCCTCTTCAGGGATTGCATGCTCAGCTCGGAACTCTTGGACTTTGTTCTTGACCCCGCGGATCGCATTGAACGTCTGGTATGCAGGGTTGATGTCGAGGGCACCTTGTGTCACCTGAGAACCGACTGATTCAAGTGCTTGAGATCCAGTGACCTTGCCAGCAGTCTTCAGTGCACCTCCACCAAGTGCAACGATCGAAGTGACATCATTCAGGGCTCGGATCGGATCCTCAAAGATGTTAGCAGCCATGTGCCGAAGAGTGTCACCCGAGTCTTTCTGGTCGAGGCCATAAAACTGTTTGTAGTTCTGGATCAGCGCATCGACAGACTCTTCTGACTTCTGCTTCCCGGGAATGGCCTTCTCGACAAGACCGACTCCGAACTTACCGATCTGGTAGAGCGTGTTGTCCTTTGAAGGATTGAAGACATTGAGTGCTGCTTTGCCGAGACTGCCAAGGAACTTACCTGTCGACTTCACCGTGTTGCCAGCGAACTCTTTGACGATGTTGCCTGTGGAGACCTGCTGGACCATCTGATCTGCCTGAGCAGAGTTCCTCTTAGCAATCTCTTGGACGAATCGTGTGGCCTCGGCCCTTCGAGGATCTCCAGCAGGCATCTGGCGGATCACCTTATAGAGCTCGTTACTGAAGTTTGAGAGGACACCGACGTCATCTTGTACTTGCTTCGAGTTCCTGATCACGCCGCCGACAGAGCCGTAATCTTTCTCCTGTTGTACGTCTCTCTCATATAAGGAAGTGTCGATCAGACCTGCATTAGCGTATGGATCCTGAACAGGTTCAGCATTATACTGGGAGGTGTCGATCAGACCCTGATTGTTCTGTTGCTGGAGGCCCTGCTGCTGGCCACCAAGCTGAGGGTTGATCGTGCGGGCAGAACCATCGTTGTTCTCCGTCACCCAAGAGTCATACGTCGGGTACATCTCAATGACGGTCTTCGCGAGCTCCTCATCGGGGATGTTCTTGTACTGAGGGTACTTCGCTTTCACCTGTTGTCCGAATTCAATGTAGTTCATCGTGATGCAAGAAGCTGAAGTACATCTGCAGCATACTTACCTGAGTCATATCGCTGACCGTACTGATTGACACCTGCTACAACTTCAGGGGAGCCGTGATTCCATGTCAGTGCGATGTCAGCTGCTGAGTAACCCTTATTGACGAGGTCAACGATTCTCTTCATCGCGACAGTGTCTTGATTCTCTTGGGTCATCGGAGCACTGGGGTTACCGAGGTAGAGCTGAGCATACTGCTGCCACGTTGCTGGCATGAACTGATACGCACCGAACTCACCAGAGCCACCGACTGCATTGTAGTTGCCACCAGACTCTTTCTGTTTGATCGCAGCTCCGATTGCCATTGGGTCCCGAACCTGATTCCCTGGAAGCTCATTGAGAGATGCCCTTGTGTAGTTGCTGACACCTGACTGAGAGGTGCCACCACCGTTCATCATGTCATATGAAGGGATCTGGACCGAGTTGCCATAGAGACTCTTGAACATGTTATCTGCAGAGCTCTTCAGGTTGAGAGCATTCTTGTAGAGGCCGTTGGCATTGTTGACGAGATCCAAGAGCTTCTCAGGAAGGATGTCTCCGCTGTCACTTGTGATGTTCTTCAGGAACTGAGTCGCCATACCAGTCAGTGCTTTCGAGTCGGCATCACTTCCTGCATCAGCAGCACGGGAGATGTCAGGACGGTACAACCGAGCATAAGAATCGATGATCGCATTGACAGCGAATCCATTGCCAGCGATCTTGTTGACACTTTCTTTCGTGGCTCCACCTTGGAAGAATGAAGCAATGCGTCGGTACGCTGCTTCGGATGTCATGTACTGCTGGACAAGCTCGTTCGCGTTGTACTCTGACATGAAGTCATGCTGTGCCTTGAGTTGTTCAGAGCCACCAGTCGTGTACATCAAGTCGTGCGTTGTCTTCATACCCTGCTTGATGACATCCAATGGGATGCCAGCTTGCTTAGCGATTGAAGCAAGGCCTGCAATGGACTCTGCATCGAGTTGATCGAACGTCAGGCCCTTGAACTTATCAAGGATCAACCCGAGTGTGTCACGGCCCTGGGTCGACATTGCTTGAGTCGACTGGAGGTAGAGCTGGGCGTTCTGATTGACGAGCTGCTGCATCTGCATCATGTCGGTGATGTCAACATTGCCCTGGTCGAGCTTGATCTTGTATGCATCGATCTGTGCCTGCCGCTGAGACTGCTTCAGTGCCAGATCCTCAGTTGCGTTCTGCTGGGCACGGATGTTGACAAGAGACTGACGGGTGTCACCATTCGTGAGGTTAGCAATCTCTTGTGCCTTCCCTGCTGTGAGCATCGTAGCATCAAGAGGACGTTCCTGAACAGTCTCAACCATACCCTTGAGATCCTGCTGGAGACCAAGCAAGTTGTCTTGAACTTTCTTCTCAGCAGCAGTGGGCTGGAGTGACTTCAGCAGTGAGTCCAGATCAGACTGCCTCTGCTGCCGAAGCAACTGGATCTGTGCCATGATCGAGGCAGTACCAGCATCAGTGAAGTCGTCAGTTGACAGTGCCTTGGGTGTAAGATCCTTCGTGCTGATGACCATTCCATCGGTCGGAGTCTTACCAGCAAAGTCGAGGACTGGAGTACCAGCTCCTGAAGGAGAACCAGCAGGAGGGGCAGATCCTGCACCCTGGAGCTTCTTCAAGAGGGCAGTGTTCTGGGCAGCAGTGCCCTGATATCCTGTCGCAGAGCCGAGACCGTACGACTCGTACAGCTTACTCCGATCAGCAAGACTCGGAAGTGCACTGCCAGTACTCAGGTAGTGTTCAGAAAGAGTCGAAGCAACCTTGGGTGTAGAGCTTCCACCACCAGAGGATGTCACCTTGGGAGCTGCAGGAGCTGGACTCGGAGTTGCTGACGTGTAGTACGTCTTCACTCCTGGAGTGTGCTCAACCCATGTGTCTGTTGGTGTTTTGGAGACTGCCATAGATACTTACATTATATGCTGTTTACAACTGTTGGGTCTCAACCTCTGCCTCAAGCGGGAAGATAATACCAGGCGCATTAGCACCGCTGACTGTATCAAAGTCGATCTCGATCTGCCCCCATTCAGCTGCACCAGTCAAGTTCGTGAAGCCCTGCAGCAGAGTATATGCCGCTCCTGCAGATGTCTGTGCACCCAGAGTGACGAATGCAGCAGTCGGGATCGTCGTCCCTGTTGGGTATGCACCGAACTGTTTGAACTTGACCGTGAAGCCACAACTGGCTGGGAGAGGTTCGTGCCTGAGCTTGAGGGAGAGCAGGAGTCCTTTGCCCATCCCTTCAGGATCAAGACGAAATGCGTTGCTCTGGTAGACTCCGTTGGCAGACTTCTGCCCATATGTTGAGTTCGAAAGAGTGGTATCGAGGTACCATGTCGTGCCGTTGTTGTACATGATGACGAGGGTACCCTGAATGACCTTGATGCAGGTGATCGACTTGGCTGCAGCCGACGTCGAGGTCAACTGGAGCAGAGTGTCAATACGTGGCTGATTCGATCCTGATCGTCCGAAGGCATAGACTCCGTTCGTGATGCTCAGGAAGGTGTCATCAGATGAGGGCTCATGTGCCCGATAGCCCCAGTAGATCTTGTCGCCAGACACTTCGACACAAGCATCATCAATAAGAGTAAGAGTACGAGTCCCGTTCAGTGTGGCATCTGAGGGAGGTGCAATGCGGATCTCATCAGCAAGGACGACTGCTGTGCCGTCCCAGAGGTAGATCCTCTGATAGGCATCTGGGTAGCCGATGACGACGTGAGTGCAGAGGATGTGGAGGACTCCGTTGACATTGCGGATGGACTGGAGGCCAGAGTCTCCGACATAGATGATGTCTTCCACGGTCGTTGCTGAACCGTCATAGACGAAGATAACTGAAGGGCCGTTGTCATACTTCACCTGGCATCCGATCAGCAAGAACCGACCGAACGGAGCGAAGCTCTTGATCGTGTACTTCGAATCAAGAGTCAGGGCGAGGATCGGATCTGCTGTCCCTGAGACTGCATCGCTTGGAATACGATAGACGAGGTTGTCGATACCGACGTATGCCTGCTGGAGTCCCTGGTGTGCGAAGATCGGGCCCCAGACGTTAGCTCCTGCCGTCCATGTGTATGGGTCAGACTCAACAACCTTTGTCGAGATCTTCAATCGAGCAAGGCTCGGTGTCATCCAGAACAACTGGTAGCCAGCAAGCTCAGCAACATGGCGGTACCCATACTGCGCCGAAGGCTTGGCCAAGAACGTCGAGGGTGAAGAGCTTGCACCTCCGACTGAACCACCACAGTTCGTCAAGGTCATCGCCCCAGGCGTCGCTGGGATGTTGCCGTAGTATGCTTGGAAGACTCCGTTCGCTCCGTTCTGATCCCCGAACCAGTAGGTGTTCCCGTCTGATGCAGGGTGGCAGAACTCAATACGAGTGTTAGCAATCACCGGGCTCGTGACCTGAGCAGCAAGCTTGACAACAGGGGAGAGCACCTTGTCTGAGCGGTAGATGTCGAGATCTTTCGCTGTCTGGAAGCTCTGCGCCTCAAGCGGCTCGTAGAGGGAGCGAGCAAGGCCTCCGACGTAGCCAGGAATTGTAAGTTTGATGCGTGCCATGTCAGAATCCCTTTATATAGTCAACGACATCCCACCGATCATCAGCTGCGTTGTAGAGGCACTCGATGTAATCAGTCAGGCCGCTCGTTGTTGCCGAGAGGCCAGAGATCGTTGTTCCGAACCTGAATGCTCCTGCTGATCCAGTTGTCAATGTCAGTGTCCTTCCACCACCAGATGCCTTGTGCTTGATGATGATCCTGTAGTTCGTCTTCGGATTCGTCGGGACGAGTAGAGTACGATCCCCAAGAGCTGTCAGGATGAAGATGTTTCCAAGACGAACATCAAGGGCAACCGTAGCTCCGTCGATCAGGGTGACTTCCTTGAAGTGCTGGTGCCCAGGGTTCGTCGATGTCGGCGATGTCAATGACTTCTCCAGACCCGCAGGAACGAAGCCAGGCTGAAAGGGCTTCTTCTGTTCCTCTGGGGTCTGAAGTGATGCCATGTTCTAGGAAGTTACTCCTTTGATGACTGCAAAGCCGATGATGATTGCTTCTGACAGGTTGCCTGCTGAGCAGTTCGAGACGACGACGGTGAATGATCCAGCACCGACTGCTGCAACCCCCAAGAGGTATGAACCTGCGGTACCTCCAGAGACGTGATTCAAGATGATCAGGTCTGTCGCAGCGATCGCTGAGTTCGTAACGACGAAGTTGATCTCAACACCTGCGTTGAGTGCTGCATTGTTCATCGTGATCTGCCCTGTCACTGCGTTGATCGTGACGCCTGTTCCCTTGTTCGTTGCCTGAGTGACTGTGCTACCTGCGCCTGTCACATACCCGATACCAGCTGACGGGCTCGGGGAGCCGATCGTGTTCCCATAGATCTTGTTCCAGACCTTCGACGTTGTCCCGAGCTGACCTTCTGACGTTGCCCTTGGTACGATATTACGTGTTGCCATTGTGTTGCTCCTATTGCTTTACGCCAGCAGAGCTACTGGCGATTAGTTGATGACCTGAACTTCACCACCCGATACATCAAACTTCCACCTTGCTAGTGTCTCTGTCGCCAACTTTACCTTCTCTTCGACCGTTTCAACAGGGAAGGGATGGAAGATGAACTCGCTCTCTCCGTGGCCATGCTTAGCAAGTTCCTGTCTGAATGTCGTATACTTCAAGCCGAACTTTGCAACGTTCCTTGAGCATGTGTAGTCATCAATGAGATGCTCAGCAGTGACCCCAGCCCTGATCTCCTTCATGATCGGCTGGATGTTTGAAACCGCTTCATCATATGGAATGTCAAGCGGGTGCCAGAAGTCAAGACAGAGATCAGATGCGATGACCATGAAGTCAGCACAACCGATGTGTCTCCCGTCTCTCTGGAAGTACTGATCTGACTTCCAGCGAATCGGGGCTAGGTCTGTGTCCCAGTTCGCAACGGTGTCTTTGCTCATGAAGACAGTTGGATCTGGAGTGTCTGGGTGAACAAGGGCGTCGGCATCAATGTAGATGTTCCAGTCGTTCTCTGCCTCCCTCCCAAGATAATAGATCTGGAGCTTCTCATAGCACATGTCTCGATCAGGCCAACGACGTTCAGTAATCGGACAGAAGTCTGCCCCGATCTTCTTTGCCCAGAGTCTCAGCAACGGGAACGTCAAAGCGGTAAGCTCAGGGGCATAGCCACCGATATTCAGGGTGTAGAGTGTTTTCTTCATCAGTAGAACTCTGTGACGATGATAACTCCAGCTGCTCCAGCACCTCCTGCCCGTCCTGTAGAGTTAGCAGCACGGCCTCCTGCACCACCAGCTCCATAACCAGTAGCATCAAGACCTGGTCCAGAGGTGCTCCCGTATCCAGGGGCACCACCACCAAAGTATGAACTGCCTCCTGCTCCGCTCATCTGGATGGTCCCTCCTTCTCCGGCTCCGCCTCCTCCGCCTCGCATATTCACATCTCCAGTGTTCCCAAGTCCTCCGAGTCCACCATCTCCGCCGTTGTTTGCACCTGCTGTGACACCACCGACACCAGCTGATGCAAGAGCATGAGCACCGAATGATGAGTCAGCCCCATTAGCAGAGTTTCCACTCCCACCAGCACCAACTGTAACGACCTCTGTCGAGCCGAGGGTCCCTGCAAGAATCGTCTTTCTGCTATACCCCCCAGCTCCACCGCCGCCACCGCCCGCGGAGCTCACCGCACCTCCACCAGCCCCTCCACCAGCAACAACTTCAACGACGATATACTGCAAGCCGCTCCGTTTTGTCCACGTGCTGTTAGCAGTGAAGACGAGAACTCTCGGGATCACACGAGTCAGATCCGTTGACCTCTCTGGAATCAAGTTCCCTTCACCGCTAGTGTTGAGTGGGTCGAGGGGATCGAATGTCCACTGACTGTTCGAGAACATTGCTTCTGTCTTGGGTGTGATGTCGGAATTGACATCCACTTCAAAGTTGCGTTCATCAGGTGTACCTGCAATGGGCATCAAGTCACTATTGCCATCGAGCTCGAAGGCAAGAGTCGTGTCTGTCCCACCGTCAGTACCGTCAGCTCCAGCAGGACCTGTTGCACCAGTGTCACCCTTCAGTGCAAGCTTCGTGGTCTTCTTCGTGAGGCCTGCAGAGACATCATAGAACGGAATCTCGTCGGAGTTGTCTGGTGCTGCATCGAGAGTCAGTTGTGTGATTGTCTTGTCAGCCATCAGTTCTTGGATTGAAGGGTCCAGACAGTCTCAGTGCTCTTCAGGTTCCCTGGCCCAACCTCAACGATGATCTTGTCCCCACCTTCAAGCAACAGGTAGCTCCCAGCTTCCCAGAGCAGGAAGAAGTTCGTCCCATCGAATGATGTCGAGCCCTGTGACTCTCTTGTGAAGCTCGTTGTGTTCTTGGGTTCGAGGTCCATAGCTATTCAAATGAAGACTGACGTGCTCTGATTGCAACTCGTGCGTTCTGATCCTTCCGAGTGAAGTGAGTCTGCAGCTGACCCTTCAAGACCTCGACTTCAGTCCTGACTGCACCAGCAACATCAGGCCGACGGCCCATCAGGTAATCATAAGAAGCACCGAGTGAGAGGATCCGATGAAAGGGCTCTGGGATCCCGGGCTGCTGTGTTGTGTCTGCAACTGTGAACAGATCAGGAGTACGCTGGAACTCAACCTTCAGGCCAGCAGACATCGTGACGGAGCCAGTAGCAGGAGCGGGATAGAGCTTGAGGGAGTTCGCCGTCTTCTTGTAGTACATCGGCATCCCGTTCGTGGAGAACTGAGTCTCAAGATCTCCCGTCAGCTCTGTGTTGTCGATGTCCGTCAGCCACTGGTAGTTGCCAGCAGCGTCCTTGACAGCAACCTCCTTGAGTGTCAAGAACGTCGCGAGGTTGCCACCAGAGGTAGCAGCAGGGAGTGAGTAGTCCCTCTGCCCGTTCACGAGTGTGCCTGTGCCAACAGGGAAGTCGGTATAGTTTGAGTCATCCCACTGCCAACGATGCTGTGCTTCGAGGATCCATGCAACAGCTTTGAGGTACCACTGATTGAGACTGTTCGTGAACCACGCCATGAGCACTGCGTTGGCTGAGATCCCAGTCGCACCGAGCGAACATGTCATCTCACAGTCTTGGATGAGTCCGTTGTTGTCAGTTGTGTTACTGTACCTCATTGAGTGTGGGTTTCTTGAATGCAGGGCTGAGGTAGAAGTCGATGGCCTCTTTCCACTTGTGAGCATGGCTGACCCATTGCCAGTCATTCTTCACAGCGTCATAGGCCTGCTGACCGATCTGCTCCCTCTTGCCCTTGTCAAGGATGAGCTCTTCTAGTCTATTATACCAGTCAGCGTTGCTGTTTACAACTATGCCCGTCTTTCCATCAACGACGGTCTGTGTCCCTTGGATCGGTTCTGAGTACGGAAAGCCACCAGAAACGACAGTCGGGATCTTGTACATTGCGTACTCCATCCACTTGATGTGGCTCTTGCACTTCGTGAAGTCATCAGCCAACAGGGGAGCAATGCCGATGTCCCATGCCATGTCAGAGAGCAACCGAGGGTAGCCGTCCCATGCTGGAGTACCCAACCGCATCTTCACCTGCCCCTCTCGTGCATCAGGGAGCTTCTCACAGAACATCCTGAAGGTCTCTTCATGCATTGCTCCCAGCATCTGGAACTCAACGTCAGGGTACTCCTTCAGGATCTCATTGAGGGCAGGGATCACGAGGGCAAGGTCCATGTCATGAGTGATCGATCCTGCATAGCCGATGACAACCTTCTTCGGATCCCTCTCGGCTCTCATGAACTTCCAGTCATCGACGTCATTGCAATTCGGCAAAACATCGATCCTCGGGTTGATGTGGGCATAGGCCTCTTTCAAGGGCTCAGTGCTGACGAAGAGCCCATCGGCTAGGCCGAGCAATGCAAGAACTGTGTAGCGTCGTCCCTTACCGACATCGTACTCAGCAGTCGCTGGGTTGTCCTCTCTGATCGACAGGAAGTTATCGTCCAGATCTAAGATCACAGGCACACCAACATGACGACTCATGCCGATCATCGTGCTCGCAGTCGTTGCATCGTCGATATGCTTCGAGATCACGATGTCGTAGTTGTGGTAGATCTTCAACCACATGTCGATCGCCTTCTCGCCGTAGTCGAGGAGCTTCTTGCCCATGACATCGACATCATAGAACTGTCTGAGGTACTGCCCGGGCTTCGCAATGCGGTAGTAACCAACCCCGCCGTAGAGGTCGTTCTTCTTTCTGTACTCGTTCGCCGCCCACTCGGTGTAGATCATCAGTACTCGCGGCTTTCGATGCTGAATTATGGGCTGTGTTTTGGCTGCCATGTGATTACCCTTAGCTTTACTCATAAACGTGCCTCTAATGTCAGTTTTGGAGCTCTGGTACGGCTTATAGATAGCTCCGCAACCGTTGAAATTCACTGCCATCCCCGTCGAAGACTCCGAATGCCTCTTCGAACCCAGCATCCTTGACCGCCTGGATCACTCGATCATCGAATCGTCCGTAGGGATAAGCGAACTTCTTCATCGGGAACGGTGGAGTGACCTCTTTCTTGAGCTCTTCATCTGAAAGCTGGGTCAGATCTCGGTGTGAGAACGTGTGCCAGCCGATCTCACAGCCGTGGATCCTCTCCAACTCCCTGACTTCTTCCCATGTGCAGAACTTTGCAGGCGGTTGACCCTCATCAAAGGAGTTGTCACCTCCCATGTACTTGCCTGACACGAAGAGAATGACTCCTTCTCGGCCCCTCAAGAGGTCCTGATACTGGTAAACGCTGGTGTAGATGCCGTCAAACGTCAGCCGATCTGTCGCTGCAGCCACCTCTTCAGGAGTGTTGAAGTTCGAATTCACTTTCACCGACTCAATTCTGTGGAGTAGTAGTGTCATAGAGGATTAGATGTTGTTCAAATTCACGGTACGGGAACGTTTGCTCTTCGATAACTCTGAACGGGAACGTTGTGACCTCCCATTCCTTGATGTGAGAGGTGAGCAAGTAGCTCTTCGCAGCATCAAGTGCAGTGTGTTTCATCGTCTGCCAGTCATACTGAGCATACAAGACACCAGTCAGGACGACAAGATCATACTTCCCTTCAGGAACAAAGACCCTGTTGACACCAGAAGGGAACCGAGACGCCGCCACATCAGAGAGTTCGATCGCATGTTTCTCTCTGGCAGGCAGAGAACGAGTGAGCCACCCTTCTCCAGCACCGATGTCGAGCAGTCTCTTGTAGGGTCCGTACTTCCGAAGCACACCCAAGATCCTGTCACGCCTCTTCCAATCGTCATCAGTCTTCTGGTATGCCCAGGGATCTGGTGTCTGGTAGAACTTGTCGAGCTCAGCTTGTTCTTGCATCTGGGTCGATTGTCGGTACGACGTCTCCGTCTTTGAGGTACATGGGATAGTTCGGAGCAGCATCAGATGCAGCGAAGCCGTTCATGTATGTCATTCTCATCGTGCTTGAGAGGTTCTCTTCAGAGCCATGAACGATCATGACGCTCCAGATGAGCACATCACCTGGGTTCGCATAGAGCTTGATGCCCTGCTTCCCGAGTCTCTTGAACTCTCGGAGCCCTGTCTGCATCCCATCTCGTCCGATCAGGCCAAGATCTCCCTGCTTGTGAGTCCCAGGAATGAACTCAACAGCAGCATTGTCCTCATTGATGGGATCGACAACGATGATCGTCTGCAGGTACTTGTCCTCAACACCAGGGAACTCATGAGCTGGAGTTCTGAAGGTGACGTCTTGGTGCCAAGCGAACTGGTCCTTATCACCAGGCAATCTATAATAGATCTGATTGTTCAGCTGCTTGACGTTGGGGCCGAGGAACTGCTTCACAATCGTAGCAAGCCGAGCATCTGTCCTGATCTGATTGAGGTAGGCATCTTCCTTTGCTGGCCAGAAGAGCAGAGCAGGGAAGACCACACCGTCGACATCTCTCTCTTGCAACTGCAATGGCTTACGGAGGGACATCAGTGCTGATGCTCTGATCTTGTCCACCTCTTCTTTCGTAAAGACGTTCGGGAGGCGGACAATACCGTGCTCATGGTAGTATGCAATGGAGTCGATCATGGTGTGTTGCCGTTCGAGCGGTGCCTCCGATAGAACAACAGGGGCTGGTCGAGGTGGGCACGGGATCCACCAGCATTGAGCATCTTCGTGAAGAGCATCCTGTCCTCCTCAGTGTGCTCAGTGCCTTGTGCCCGTTCGTAACCTCCCTGGTCTTTGGCCATCTGAACGTTGTACATCGAGCTCCCATGAAGGACTCCCTTCCAGATCTCACCGCCGACAGCTCCGATCAGCCCGTCCTTCTTCTCTCCGACAATAGCAACATCATAGGATGTCACATCAGCAAGGGAGTACGAGAGCCTCTCCAGTGCATCCTGTCTCAGCCAGTTGTCAGCACCCAGGAAGACGACACGATCGGTGTGAACCTTCTGCAGCATGTCATTGAAGTTGGCAACGACACCGAGGTTCTTGATCCGCAGTGTGTAGTCAAGCTCTGGGTAGAGCAACGGGAGATGAGTGCAGTCACCAGCAGCATCATCGACGAACAAGATTGAGTCGGCCTTCTTGGTCTGAGCCAGGACACTCTCAATAGCATGAGCAGCAAGGTGTCCGTACTTGTACGAGGCAATGACTACTGTGATCGTCATAGCGAGAAGAAGGGATTGTAGCGGGCCTTCGATACGACCCAGTCCCAACCCTTCACTGAAAGAGTACCGTTCTTCTTAGCAGATCGCAGGGCTTTGAGTACCGTGTTCCTCTTCTTCTCACCCAAGCTCTGGAGCAGACACTGCCTTCTGTTGTGGAGTTTGATCTTGCTCTTCATCGCTTTGCAAGTTCTTCAGCCGAGTACTTACCGAGACCCATCGAGGCCTCATACTCCTCATGATCGTTGTGCATCTTCCTGATCAGCTCCTTCGCCATTGCAAGGGCTTCAGGTCGAGTGCGGTGCCTGATGTACTTCCCGTTCGGGAGCTCGATCCCATAGAACTGCATCGCCTCCTCATGGATCTGATCAGCGGGAACACCGAACTGGAAGACACCTCTGAAGTAGACTGCCGCTAACCCTGGCGTGGGGGAGAGCTTGATCGAGAAGTCTGCATGAACATCCTTCTGGAGCTCTGATTCGAAGTCTTGTAGTTTCATAGTTGCACGTTAGCTAGGTCGTGTGCAAAGTGGGGGACGCAGAGAGCACTCTGCATACTAACTACGTCCCCCACGACCTAGGGATCAAGCCGAAGACTCACTGCTAGGCAGTGGCTCCAGTCTTGATGTTGACCAACCAGTTTGCGTTGAGAGTCTTGACAGCGAAGAAGGCTTTCCAGCCGACTGTGCTGTAGATGTCAAGCGGGTTGCTGGTCGACTGAGGTCCCGGTGTCTTCACGTAGATACGTGAGTCGGGCTGGCCCTCAAGCTGGACGGTACCATACGCGTTCTTACCGAAGACAAACGTGTGGTAGACGGTAACAGTCGAGGCCTCAGTGCTGCCCTGATTGGTCTCCCGGAAGAGAACACCATGCAGCTTCCCTACGATTCCATCCTTCATCTGACTTGCGTCAGTGTAGATGATAGAGTTCAACCACTCCGAGTTGGCGAAGAGGTCATAACTCTGATAGGGCTGGATGATGCCGTGGAACAGACCATCCTCAAACGGGAGTGCCTTGTTCGTCTTCAGCGTGCGGACCGCTTTGCGAATCTCAGCTCCCGAGATGACGTCAGTTGCGGCAACAGCCGTAAGAACTTTGCCCGAGACGATCTGAGCGGTGGCACCCGCTGAGAGCTCTGCCCGGATCAGAGCATCAATTGTTTCACCAGCGTTCTGGCCGTGGACTTCCACGTGTTCCTTGAGGTTCTCGTCCAACGAGGTGAGCTCAAAGAGGTCAGCAACAGGGGTGAAGTTGCCATACGTTGCGACGGAGGTCGACACAGTCGTTGCCGACATGTCAACAGCCGACGGGTTGCTCGAACCCTCAGTCAACGGAGTGGTCGCAAGCGCCAGAGGCGTAAAGCGGTTCCACTTCACTGACTTACCTGCACCCTTGGAGAGCGGCTTTCGCTGAGCTCCCCAGTCGTGCACGAGCGCGGCCTTTGCCCGGTCAAGGAACACCTTGTCGTAGAAGATGCTCATGACCTCAGACAGACCGCTAGTTGTGGTCGTCATGGTCTACATCAGCTGGTCCAAGCAGCTAGTGTAGTCCAAGTACTCTAGCTCTATAGACCAGACTGCTTCAATAACTTTTCAAGGTCCTCAGTCTTCATTCCTTTGAGCTCTGCTTCTGTGTGCTTCTTGAACACAGGGCTCTTGGGTGTGACTGCGGGAGATGCATTGACGGACGATTCCTCCTGCTTCTTTGCGGCCCTCAATGCATCGATGCCTGCCTTGACGAACTGATTCTCTTTGGCAGAGCGGCCACCATTCGACATGATGAACTGCGCCTCTTCCTCTGAGTATCCGTCAAGTCGGAGGTTGACAAGTTCAAGCTCCCGAGAGGGAGTCTCACCAGCTCCTCCGCTTCCAGCTGCGGGCCTCTGCTTCTCAAGCTGAGCAAGCTTCGCCTTCAGCTGCTTGTTCTCCTCTTCAGCGTTCTTGGCTCGGCCGAACAATTGCTTGTTCTTCTCGACGAGCTCAACTCCGCCTTCAAGGGAACTGACGATGGCCTCGAGGTCGCCTTCCTCGCCTGGATTAGCTCCAGGTGCATTGTTGTTGTCCACTGGGTTGAAGGGTGTTGGACTCACCCGGGTTCTGCCATACAGCTGGGCAGATCAGCATCTGGTGTTGCCACCAGGGCCTGACCCATCTCACCAGAACGGGCCAAGCTCTGACGACTACTCAAACGTGTCAGATCTGGGACTAACCTGCTTGGACATTATACCAATATCCTGCAGGAACGTTGTAAACAAGTCAACTGCCTTCACCCGAGCCAATAGAACAGCAACGTCTTTCGTGGGAGAGGCAGAGATCGAGTCGTACTCCTTGATCTTATCTTTGATCAACGATTCGAAGACGTACCACTCTGGCATCTTCGTCAGATTCTCTATTGCTTTCTTCTCATCAGGAGTGATCTGCCTCATACCTGTGCTGGAGCTTGCTGCTGGTCAATACCCTGGGGAGGGGTCTGTTGAGGGAACTGGGCCGATGGGCTTGCAGCCATCTGAGCTTGCTGGTCCATCTGTTCATCTTCGAGGATGTCAAGCTCTGAGATACTCATGCCGATGAGTGAGAGCATCTTGAAGAACAACCTCTTCAGGACGGGGTTCTGAAGGATGGCAGGATTCTGACTGACCATACCGAGGACGACCTGGGTGTTCTGAAGCTGGGTCTGGATGTTGCGGCTCTCGTTCGTCAGGGCCAGATCCATCTCGTAATCAAGGTTGTCGTAGAAGTTCTCTTCAACATCGAGCCAGAGCTTGTTGCCCACCTTGGCGAACTCCTGTTCGTATGCAGCGAGCATCATCTGCTTGATCTCAGGGGTGATCTCGGTCACTGTCTCTGGAGGGAGCTTGCTGACTGCATTGTAGTACGAAGACATCGCCAGCTTCTTGCGGATCTTACTCATGTCATCAGCAGATCCGACAAAGCGGAACTTGTGAGCAGCATTGATCTCCTTCTTGATCTCAGGGAACACGAGAGTCTTGATGAAGTCCTCGAGGAACAGACCGATGTTCTCTCTCTTATAGTCGAAGACAGACCCTGCTTGCTGCACTTGATTCATGACAGCAGTAGCCGTCGCTGATGCAGGAGGAGTCTCACCGCTCAAATAGTCAGAGCTGAAGGTCTGCCTGTTCGCAAGGTTCTCGTAGTCTTCAGCAACCTTAGAGAGCTCACCGACAGAGTGTTGAGTCGTGTCCAGTCGATTGATTGCCCCCTTACTAATGAAGATGTCACCGTTCTGTGCATCGGTCGTGATGTTCTGGACTGCAGTAGCTTCTGTGGCTTGGAAGACGACGGTAGATGCCAGCTCGAGTGCTCGATCCTCGAGGTTCTTGACTCGGTTGTAGACTCGCTGGGGCTCGAAGAGTTCTTCAACAACTCCGATACCGAGCCAGCGTCCCTCGGTCTTCGATGCATGCACCTCTTTGAACGGGAGCTCTTTGATCTTCTCCTTGTAGAGGACGAGGCCAGGTTCGTAGAAGAGTGTGCCGTTGTCTCCCTCCTTCAGGTTGTCGATACCGCAGACAACGAACTTGGCCATGACGAGGTCATCACCATCGTAGTCTGAAGGATTGAATCCTGTCGTGTCATCCTCAAGCCATTCACTCGGTACCTCTCCATAGCGAACATAGACAGGGGCATATGTAGATCCAGACTGCTGGAGGACCTCAGGGCCGTTGAGGTACGAGGTCGATGTGTACGAGCAGTACTTCTCAATGGCTTCATCACATGCAGCAGAGTCCCAAGCTCCCTTCATCTTCCTGAGCTCCTTGGGAAGCATCAGCATCTTCTTGATCACGTACGGAGAATCATCAAGGCACTCAACAGACTGATCTGTCATGAGGTACCTCAAGTCAACAAGCTCAGCACCTCCCTTGACCTTCTCGAGGACAACTGAACCATAGATCGGAAGGCGACGAGTGATCTCGTTGAGCAGCTGACCCATCTTGTTCCGCTTGAGCCATGCCTTGAGCTCCTTCTCAAGAGTCATGACATTCACCTCTGTGTCTGGGTTATTAGAAATGAGAACGAAGTCCTTGACATCAAAGTCGAGCTGCTTGGTCCAGACCTCAGCACGCCACTTCGTGATGTTAGCGAAGATCTTCTTCCGCCTGACCCCGTTCACCTCTTCGTATGCTCCATCAACATACTGAGAGTTGTAGTACAGGTGGATCTTCTTGATCGTCTCGTACTGATTGAACATGTACCCAGGAACGATCTCAATAGAGTTGTTCAAGAAGTCGTCACGTTCCTTCCTGACCGCTTCGAAGATGTTAGCTGGGTACTGAAACATGGGATGAGTTAGACTTCCATGCCGAAGAGCTCTTTACCACATCGTGCACACTTGATGTAGCCAGAACCCTGCGCTGCACGGAGCTGACGGTGATAGTCCTCTTCCTTCCGATCCGCTGCGACTGAGGGCTCGACTGCAGGAGCCACTTCACTGGGCGGAGCACCAACCTCACCCAACGGCTTGATTGCCTCTGACTCTGCTTCTGAGTTATGTTTGTTGCGTGCCATATGAGTCTATTATATTCTGTTTACAACTACTCACGGTACTGTCTCTCCTGCCTCGCCCTGCCAACCTGCTGAGCATCCCTCTCTGTCGTTCCACGGAGCTCTGCATTGCTCTTGAACCCCATAGCAAGGTACCTGAATGCATCAGCTCCATGTGATGCCCAGTTGTGATGGGGCCTGTTCTTGAACACCTTGTTGATGTCGTCCCATTCTTTGTGGTACTCCCTGAGAGCTTCAAGTCCCCGCTTGCACTTGGTCTTGTCGAAGATACACTTCGGGAACAAGAGCCGAGCGGCTTGAATGCCATCATCGACCGGGAGCGCTGGAAGAACTGTGATCGGACGAAGACCCAAGGCCTCTGCTACTTCTTTCCTGCTCTTGCCTGTGCCGATCTCTCTGACCTCTGCATCATGAGGCATGTAGTGTCCGCTGTACGTGTAGCCCTTCTTCTGCAGCTCCTGAGCATAGTACGCCATGCCTTCTCCATGAGCTTCGAGGTAGTCGATGACTCTGACCTCATTGTAGATCGACTGCACGAACCAGATGGCCATAGAGTCTCCGATGCCCAGGTCCCAGAACGTACTGACAGGGAGAACGGGCTCGTGCTGGAGATCTAAGATCCTGCCGTTCTTCTCCGCTTCGTCGATCTGCTTGGCGAAGTACGCTCCCTGTACTGGTACATCAAAGGAACAGAAGTACTCCTGCCAGTAGAGAGCATCATCACCGTTCTTCGCAATGATCTCCGCCCGTTCCTTAGAGAGTACTTCAGGAGCAATGGCCTTCGTGTCCTCGACCGTGAGCTTCTCACAGAACCAGTCAGGATCGTGGAGAGCTGCTTCATAAAGCTGGTGTGCATGATTCTTACCACGGGGAGTGAAGTTGAAGACTGCCCAGCCACCGTTCTCAGCAAGGATCGGCCTCATATAGTCCCAGGCTCTCGGATCCTGAAGAGAGTACTCACTGAAGATGCAACCGAACGGGTTCGTTCCGACGACGCTGTCAATGTTGTCTGAGCCCACGATCTGCATGATCGACCCGTTCTTCGTCTTGATCTTCATCTCCGAGTCATTCTTGTTGACGATGAGCTCCTTCGGAATGTGGTCAGTGAACTTGAAACCGTCCCTGTCCATACCGTCCCACAAGATCTTCTTGCCCTGATTGTACGTCGGGAAGATGTAGTAGTACGTCCCCTTCCGCTTGATCATCTCCTTCGCCATCATGTTGACATCAGTCTTCTCTTTGCCAGAGCGACGATGCCAGACCTGTGCGAATCTCTTGACCCCTCGATCCCTTGCTGCTAAGATCGGTCGCTGGTACGGCCGAGCATCAAAGTGATGTGGGAGTAGTATCTCCGTCGGCATAGTTGATGATCTTGACGGTGATGTCACCGACGACGTCAGCTTTCACAGAGGAGGCAGGAGATCCCTTCAGGTGATCCATGACAGCTTTCCAACCCTTAGGGTCAGAGAGGGCATGTTTCCTGCCAGCTTCGACAAGCTCATCGAAGTACGGCATCATCTTCTGAACAAAGAGTTCGTGGATCTCTTCCTGCTTGAGAGTCGTCTTGCTCTTTGCACCTGGGGGACGACCTCGAGGAGCACCCTTTCGGAGTTTGCGTTTCTTGATCTTCTCTAGCTTGGAGGTAAATTCGTCCATAATCAAGGAGTCAAGTACGAGTCTTTGAAGAAGTTCTGAGGATGATTGAGCTCTTCAAGAAATGCTTCGATGTCAGCCCATACAAGCTCAGGAGAGATTACAAAGTGAGAACCGTCAGGCATATTACTTTTACTACGGAGGGTCTCGACTGCTTTTCTGATCGAGTCTCCAGTCAACGGGGCCGAATGAGAGCACATCGGAGGGTGCTCAGCAAGCGTGACGCAGTTGGCGTAAGGGTAATCGTTGTCCATAGTGTTCCGGGAGTGGGATTCGAACCCACGGCCTTCAGCGTATGAAGCTGACGAGCTGCCACTGCTCCATCCCGGGATCTGAGTCAGGCCCCTGAGCCCGGAGGCCCAAGGGAACGAGAACCGAAGGGTCGATAACCTCCTCCCCCTGGAACATCAGTTGCCCGATGCCCAGGAGTCTGACTCCGATCGATTGCGATGAGAGGAACATACCCATTATACCAAGAAGTTGTGAACAATGAAATGACTGCTGGTGCTTTACTAGATTGACTATAGTTGATTGACTATAGTTATATGTCACGTAGGGGTGACAGCCGATGTCACGTAGGGGTGACAGCTGAATCGCGATGCTAAGAACGAAGGACTTGGATCTCGATCCGATACTGATTGACCTGATGTTTCTTGACATAACCGAGCTCTTCGAGTGATGAGATTGCATGACTGACACGCTGCCTTGATGCACAGATCTTGTCGGCGATCTTTGCTTGGGTGTACCAACTCTTCCCAGTCAGCTTGTTCTCAGTCATCCTGAGAAACAGGTAGACTTTCAGCTCGAGCGGACTCAAGGTCCTGAAGATCCTCTCAAGAGTCTGATGTGTGATACCAACGAATCGGACGCCCTTGTTATACGACCGATACTGCTTGTCATCCATGAGTGAGAAGCAGGAGAGGCCCCGATGAATGGTCTGCACCCGATTGAGGTTGGGCCCCCAGGTGCATACCACTGATCTCAATCTCCTGCGGTTAGCTTACACTCCCATTATACCATAAAGTTGTGAACATCTTTGATTGAGATGTTGTTCATTTGTCCTGCTTATCTTGATTACGGGTGAGGGAGGCGAGGCGGTCTTGGATTGCTCCCTTTACTGCGACATGGTGGGTCATCCATCCACCAATGCGCTCTGGGTTTGCCGCCGTACACTGGAACTGATTTATCTTTTCGCTCACCCACTCCAACTCCTCCCTACGGGCCTTCTCACGCTCTTGGGCGATGGCTATGGTGATAAATGATTTGAGGTCGCGACACTCCTCATACCATGCTTGGCCCAAGTCGCGGAGCTTCGCGTTCTCATCGCGCAAGTCCTCTAGTATTTGCGGGTTAGGCATGGCCCAATCAACATCCTTCGCGAGTTCAACGACGCTCTCGTAGTTGCGTTCGGCCTTTTTAGTTAGGCGAGCTACATCGTCCAATGCAGACAGCACCTTGTCTATTTGGGGACATGTCGGTTCTGGAATGCCGCCGAGGTTCTCTTTTGCACTAGCGATGCGCTCATCAAACTCCTCTTCCCACTTCCCCTGGTCGGTCTGGGGGTGGATGGGGGCATCTTTATCTTTTGCAAGAAGCGGGGCATGGACTCGTTCGTAATGTTCGCGGCTTCCTTGGCAACAATCTGGGTCACGCTTTTCGTTCATCTCCGAAACACTCACCTGGCCTACGGGCAGGATAGTAGGGTGATAGCCATGGTCGGCACCTCCACCCTGGGGCACTTCTGATGCCTGGTGGCAGGGGCAGTCCTTATTCGTGCAGTACGGAGGCCAAGTCATAGAGTAGTGCGCTGGTGGTGGTAATGACTGACACTTCTCACAACAGCTTTGATTGGGATGGGTGGTCATGGGGTGGGTGGGAGTTTGCGCACGTTGTCGTGAACGATGCGCTGTAACTGCTCATTAGTATCCAGTATTTTATAGCGGTTTTGCAGGATGAGAGTTACCTTCACGACTTCTTGCTTCACATCGTGGTATGCCTCAAGGTCATTCTTGGCACGTTCAGCTTCCTCCTTACTTGGAAAAAGGCGTTCTGGTTGGCTCAAGATGACCCAGTGTGTTTTCACGATGTTGGCTTCTTGGTCGTATTTCTTTTGTTCTTGTTCCCAGGTCATAGTGTATCTCCTTTATTTAGCCACTTCATCGGAGCGTCGTCATGCACTTCGGACACCGTGCCTTGTCAGGCGGGAGGTTCGTCTTGAACTTCTCTTTGGCCATAGTGTCTATAATATAGGATATCTCCTCGATCCTGTAAACATTTACAAAGGCAAGCAATTGTTACGTAATATCCCCTGTCTGTAACTGGCCTATTTACAAAGTGAGATACCTGTGATAGTATCTGGGTATCGGATCAGTTCATTACCACTGGGGACTACGATAGGAATCGGAAGGGTACGCCCTCCCACTCCCGCTACGGTCACATCACCACAGCACCTCGCGAGTCCCTGGTAGCAATGAACTGAGAAGGTCGAACCGACAATCAGTGACAACCAACACAAACCCTAACGAGAA